GTAATCAATGAACGACTCTCGCCAGCTTGCATCGGCGGTTTCCTTTTCGGCTTTCTTCCTCTGATCTTCGGTGAGAAGAGAGAGGGCATATAACCGAGACTCGTCAACAATCTTGCGATACTCCTTGAGATTGAAGTCGAGAAGCCGTCCAAACATTGACTTGGTTTCCTTCTTAACACGAACCACGTTGAGTTCATCGAAGGACATTACGGACAAATGGTTAAACTCATTTCGTATCTGAGCTTTCAGACTTTTGAGAAACCTGTCCGTTGCTTGATACATCGTCCTCGTCTTCTTCGTCTTCATCTTCGCTCACCTCCACTGGTTGCCATTTCTCCATCTGCTCTTCGTAATATTTCATGCTGAGAGCATAGGCACTTTCCGGGTCGGTGAAGAGACCGCTATGTTCAAATGCGAGAAGAGGGTGTATCTTCGGCTGTTCAAGCATCGAGATAAGCACCTGTGACTTACTCTGAATGGCTTCGTAATTCCTTCGAGTGAATTTCATATCAATATCTCGAAGGTGAAGATCAATCCCATCAGCAAGATCACGACATATACGAAGCACCAGCTTGAGCATTTTCTTCTCGGACTTCTTGAAAATATGCTCTGAGTCCTTGGCTCTCGCTTCCGCAAGAGACCAGCCATCACGAAGTAATACCGCCGCCCCTGTGTCAGAGGTGGAAGAACCGCCGTTTCGGTTTGGCATACCGCAGATTGTCAGAATAGCGTTATAGCAATCTTCCTTGAGAGTCTGCGACTGGTCTTGGTTAAGATCATTCGTGACAACATCAACGTCCGCATTCGCACCGTCAACCGATTTCACCTTGATTGCACCAAGCTCTTTAAGCTGTGCGAAGTCCTCTGCGGTAATGTCACAGTTCACGAACTTAATGAACGCCTGTATGGTCTGTTCCATGCCGTCCATTCTGTTTGACTCGACATTGTTAATCATGTCGAGGAGCGGAAGAACGATCTCGAAAGAACCAAGTCTCGCATTATTCGCCGGATATTCAAAAATCGGTATCATATCGAGAGCATGAGGTTTGTTTTCCTTGACGATAGTGTCTTCGATCAAGAAATACCTGTTCTCGGTATAGATCGAATACGTTGTGACACTTGTGTCTTCGTCTCTCGCATACTTAACAGCCATGAGGGGCTTGTTGCCTATATCGTTTGAATAAACGATGAAAGTATCACGAGGGTCGAGGGTGTACATTTCAAACGGAGCTTCGTCTTCCTCACCCTTATCGTCCGGGAGGACAAGTCGGTAAGCCGTACCGCAAATCATCTGCCACTCGACAATCTCTTGATCTTGTGTTGCCTTATCTTCGGCAAACATCAACTCATTGAGAGCCGTGATTGCCTTAGTAGTCTGTTCGTTACCGTTCCTACTTACATACTGAATGGGTTCTCCGCAGAGATAACCCACCTTGAAAGAAACGATTTCGTTTGCCCTGTTTTCAACGATCTTGTTACAAATCTCCGGGCGAACGTCTTTTATCCTGTTAAGAATGGGCTGTTTCCCACGATAATAGTTCCACAGATAATCAATCTCACTGCGGTTAAGATCGTGAGTCGTGAGAGCCTTTTGTAATACTTCAACAACATTCTCACGAGTAATTTCTCTGACAGAAGACTTGATTACTCGTCTACCGAACATCTGTCGGGTCTGTTGTACAGTCTTATTCTCGTCTATAGTGTTTCCCACGTTTGCCCCTCCTTTCTTCGGAAATAAAAATAGTGCATGAGTGCTGACCCGGAGGTCGTGCAATCATGCACCATAGAATTTCGGATATGAGAACCCAAATTCTCAAATACAGAATATAACACAAGTTGTGGAAAAGTCAAGAGTTATCCACAATATATTGTGTGAAAATTTTTAATTTACCACGGTCGAGCAAAAATTTCAACCTTACTTCCACTCAAAGATTGAGCAAATTCAGCATATTGAGCCATGCCATCGGGTACATCATCGTGCTTGTTCAGTGATACCGCCTTTTGCCTTTACACCTTCCTGTACCTTCTCAGCAACTCGCCGTCCGGCGGCATTCGACTCAAACCTACAGGTCTTCACCTTGTCTCTGACAAGAATTTCAATCAACCGAGCATCTACCACGTTCGGAAGACCGTTGTCACAGACACAATCGTCAATATAATGATCTTCACCATAGACATATCCAACAGGGAGGAAGCAGTAGTCTTTTCCCTTGTCCTTGGTATCACAGATACCGATAATTGCGTCCGGCTCTTCGGAAGGAAGTTCAAAATATCTCCTCAGTTCGTCTTGAGTATAGACAAGACCTTCACGCTCAATCGGCTCATTCATGTACAAAGCTCTCCAAGAAGCATCGTCCATTATGGCTCTCTGCTCATGATAAAACTGAGTCGTAAAGCCCACACCATAGGCATAATCGAAATTCGACTCGTCATTTTCATCAAGAGCCGGAACAGTAATGAACCTCGCCCGGTCTGAGTCGATATATTCCTGTTCAAGTCTTCCGATCACGTCATGAACTGACCATCGGGTAGCAATGTGAAGCTCTTTGCATCTGTTACCGATCTTTCTCTGTCGAAGGTCTGTTGTATAGGTTTCCCACAGCTTGTCGAGTCGTTCCTTCGATAGTGCAACCTCGATACCGCTGACAAGATCGTCACAGTACAGAAGGGTAGCCGCACGATAAAGTCCGGCATTACCTGTTCCGATAGAGGTAAATTCCAAGGTCTCAAAACGCTTCCTCTTTCCGAGGTCAATACGACAGTCCTTCGCATTAGTGCTGGTCACACCGAGACCGGGGAACACGTCACCCCACAGATACTCACCGTTTGGGTCAAGTATTCTCAGACATTCGTCATACACACCCCTCACAAAAGAGTTCGAGTGAGAACCTGTCAACATCGGCTGGTCGGGTATCTTTCCGGCAAGCCAAGTGAGGAAGAAGATTGCGAGAGTGGGTTTTCCGCTTCCGGGAGGAAGACTGATTGCGAGTAGATCAAGTTTATCATCGACAAGCTCCTGTAGAGCATCGACAACCTGTTTGAGTCTTTTCCTCCGAGGAACGTAGAACTTCTTGTCCGGGTCTCTATTCCACTCAACGTAGAGAAGGTAAGAGTCGAAGTCGAGAGGAGCGGCTTTCAGTAGAACCTTCTTGTGAAGCTCAAAGACATTCTTCAAGAACTCTTCCTTCTCAGATTTCCGCACAGCCTGTTCGCATTCCTCAGAGAGCTTCTTCAAGAACTCCACACCAAGAGCCTTGTCGGTCTTCATAGCATCTATGCACATGAAGTACAGGTCTTCGTAGGCTTGAAAGTCTCCCGGACTCTTTTTTATTTTTTCGAGAATTTTCTCAAGTAACTGTCTCATAATTCCTCCAAAAACAAAGAGCGTGACCGCTTGAGGATTGTTCCTCGTGCGATCACGCACCTTCCATCAATACCAAGGTCTGAAACCTCGCCAAAATTCATCACTTTTTCGTTTCTTCCGTCTTCGGTGAGCCGCCCCGAAAGCGTAAATCATGTACGCCGGGAAGAAAGCAATCTTCGCAGTAGTGCCGACAACCTTACCAGCATCAACCGAACCGCCTTTTTCTTTTTTCGGGGATTTTTCCGGCGGCTGGTAGTTTGGGTCTGCCGGAACTGTCAGCATGATACACATTCCAAGAATAAAACTGCCGACAATCACAAGACCGATTATACCGATCACCTGTAATACTGTTCCGTGACCACCTGTAATAGTATTCCACAGAAGAGCCAGTATCAACAGGAAAAGGGCAATGCCGACAACCCATGTGATCTTTTTCTTCATGCTATTTCCTCCTTTCCTTTGAGGTTCGATTTCTTCACAATAGAACCTCTCAGAAAACTCAAACTGTTTCGTTTTATCGTTGTAATAACTCAAGACCCCCGAACGAAAGTTGGCAAATACTATAAATTCACACTGGTTTATTGCGTGTCGCACATACGCATCGGCTTTCAGATTATTTCTAAGTCCCTGTGCGAACTGTTCCGCTTCAAGTTCGGTGAGTGTTTCCGAAACAAGTTTAATAGGTTGATCGTGAAGAGTGCCGTTAGAATTGAGAAAGTACATTTTCGTCAATTCCTTCAAACCGCAACCTCCTTCTTGATACCGTGTTCCTTGCACTTACGGAAGAAGGTTGATTGACTCACTCCCGAAAGCTCCACGGCATCTTTCAACGCCAATTCGCCTTTTTCCCAATT